CCATTCCCCTTGTAATCGTCGGAGTCATAGTATCCTCCTCGTGTTCCGAAGTAAAGTGTTGATAAAACGAAAGGGATTGCGACGAAAGATAACGCGATACCAAGCATAATAATTCTCCTCAAATGTTTGTTCTGATAGTGCTATAAGTGCAATAAGTTTTTGTTTGTCATTCATAACATGGCCATGGCTCTGTTTAACTCAATATAATGATTCATCTCATCGGTTGCAATCTCTGCAATCTTGGTGTCCTCCTGGTGATCCCAGAGATAGTTTAAGTAGGTCTCTGTTGCGTGATATTCAATGCCTGCGTTTAAGTGATAAGCAGAAACGGGAGCAATAGAATAATAAACCACCAGAATCCAATAATAGATGAGAACCAAATGATAAGCGAAAAAGCGATCAAACCAGCGGTCGCTTCCGCCACGCGACTCCATTTCGATAAGGTGTTCGGTTTCATTGATTGTCTGTGCAAAGTGTTCTTTCATTAGAAAGTAGTGTGCTTCTGTTCTTAATCCTAAACTTTCTCTAAGATGTAGCACACTTAAAAAAGCAAAATAGGGTGCCCGAGCAATCGTTTCAAGCACCCAAAATCTTTGTATTGGTAATCCACGATAGATAAAATCTATGATTGCGACTGTAATATTTAAAATGAATTGGTTAAATGATTTCATAAACCTCCTGCATCTTTTTGTCCATACATGTAGCCTATAATAACACCACACACAAATACAATAAAAATTAAAATTTGTTTTCCTAGAAACTCAATAAGTTCCTGCCACTCCATAGTCATCGTCTTCGTAGGTAGATGGTTCTTCAAAAAGTTCTATCATCTTTTGTTCTAAAACTTTCTCGTGTAATTCTTTTAGGTCTTCTTCTGTTATTGTCATTTATCCTTAAGTAATTCTTCTACTCTTTTTCGCATGTTTGTGCTATCTTGTTTGAGATAATCTCTCAAAGAATATCCACGTTGACCACGCATAATACAAGTGCCTTGATAGAACATCGTGGCAGCAAATACCAACAGTAGTACTATACCTATTATTTCAGGGTAATGTTGAGCCATGGTAGTACTGGTGGAATAACTCCAATAAGTCTTAGCAATCCTTCAGCAAATAAAGCAAGAACCAGCCAACCAACGCACATAGAAATAATGGAAGCATTCCTATTGTGCCTTCGTATAGCAGCATCAATCATCTCCTGAACTTCAAAACGACTTACATAATCGTCATCATACGGGTGCATCATTTCTCGTCTCCAAGAAGTTTTGCCAGAGGATCTCTTCTAGTTTTAGCAATTTCACATGCTCTTTTATAGAACATATTATTTGTATTACCAGAGGCTTCAAAAGTGGCTTTTATTTTAAGCCAATTCTCATAAGTGTGTTGATCCATTAGGATGTTTCGTACATACCTATATAATAGTTTTCAACAAAAAAATGTCAACTTCTGTTAGTAAATCGTAACTTACATTAAGTAAATATTAAAACGGAGAGTGGGCGAGTCGAACGCCCAAGGGCTTTAACACCTCAACTGTTTTCAAGACAGGTTCCGTCGCCAATCGGATTGACTCTCCAAAAAAGTCCTTAACGAACTTCAAAATCCAAACGCTTTACTTTGCGTTGGCGTCTTGCTTCTTGATATGCAAGATCTTCTGGTTTTAAATAACCTTTATTACTTCTTTCGTGCTGATTAACAATTATCACATCAGATAAATTTACAGCACTAATTTTTTCACCACAGATAGAAGTCATGTTTGGACATCCACAGCACTTAGTTTGTGATGGATGACTTTCTAATTCTTTATTACATACTTTACATCTGATCTTTAACATGTTACATACTATACTCAGTAAAGTATATATGTAACAAATGGGAAATGTCGGATTTGAACCAACGACCGTCTGCGTGTAAAGCAGCTGCGCTACCACTGCGCCAATCTCCCAGGAGGGTGACAATGCCACCCTGTTACACTGTAAAGCATGAATCAGTACAGTGCCTTTTTGCTACGGCATTCTGGTTTATCTTTCCAGCGCAAGTAGCAACTCCCCCTCCTGGGATCGAACCAGGGACATTCTGATTAACAGTCAGACGCAACTACCGCTGTGCTAAGAGGGAATGAAATTATGTCAAATTGAAAGAGATAATAACTCTATCTATATCAGATTTATGTGGTGTTGACATATGAGTTATATTACTAGGAAAGATTAACAAATCGCCTTCAATAATATTTTCCATATCAGTTAGACATCTTTTACCGTATGCATTAGAAAATGGTGGTAAAAACATCGTAGATGAATGAACTTTAGGATCAAATTTTGCATAAAACACACAGGAGTAACCTAGAGTTCCATGATCGTGCGGTGCATGGAAATCATTAGCATAATACCGTTGAGCCCAAATTCCATTAATTCCCCTAAATTTATATACTGAATCAGGATTAAATTTTTGTAAATAAGGTTTTACAATTGGAATAAACTCTTCTGCATACTCCATTCGCACACTATTAAAATAATCAGTATATGAAATTAAAGGATCATCTATATATTCTCTAGTTGAATTAAAACAAGAATACATTAATGAAAGAATTTTATTTTTATGCTCTTTCCATTCTTTAATATGAATTTTATATAAATTTATAGTGCAAAGTGGATGTGCAGTAAAATTATTAGATTCTTTAAATAAACTTTTAATATCATTCATTTTGATTGCATTCTAACATATATTCCACAGTATTTGCAATGTCATTCATTGCATCTTTTAAATATGGTTGCTGTCCAGACTCTTGCTTAATGATTGGGCGATGATCATCAATTAATACCCATCTCCATTGTTTCATATGAGAACAATACCAGAGATTAATTTTCATATTTGAAATGCTCCAGTCTAATCCAGTTGAGAAGGGCATGAATTTCAGATGAAGAATGATGTGGTGTTCCGAGATAATACTCGGTTGTTTCCGCCTGAGCAGCATACATTTCAAGTGCTTTAATAGCAACTTCTCGGTCTCGTTGTGAAATAAGTGACATGTAAACCTCCAGTAGGTGCCCGAAAGAGGACTTGAACCTCCACGCCTTACGGCACATGATCCTAAGTCATGCGTGGCTACCAATTACACCATTCGGGCAGGAATCCTTGTTGGGTATAGATGTTTATTTATAGCTACCCAGATTTTTCTGGGAAGCGAGTGACGGGGATCGAACCCGTGACAAGAGCTTGGAAGGCTCGCATGTTACCGCTACACCACACTCGCTGGCAGGCTCACTTGGAATCGAACCAAGAACACAATCTTAGAAGGATCGGGTTATATCCATTTAACTATGAGCCCATTTACCTAGTCTAACATACCTGATGGGCAGTCGTCAACCCAGGGAGCACAGAGTCTCATAGGTGGGGCGAGTGCTTTACATTGGTCACTATAACATAATGTCTCGTTGTTTTCCTCTTCTATATAGCGAGGTTTATCTACTCCAGATTCTTTTAATCCAGATTGTCTAATGTAATTATCTATTGCTCTGTCTACGTCTCTTGTAATTCTTCTGTTTAGTTTCTCAGGATCTTTAAGTATAAACTCATTAAGAATAGTTTGTGGGAAATATTTTCTTTGAATTTCATCCAGTAAGTTCCATAGTCCATTTTCAGATACTCCTGTGCATTGGGAGAGTGCTGCAATAATAGATGATAATACAATTCCTATTATAGCATATTGTTTGATATCAGGTTTCTTCTTACCGAAGTTAAACATAAAGGGGAGGTCTGCAGCACTCCCCAATATTTATTCAGTTATTCAAACCCTTGCATAACAGACGCTGGCGACTCCTTGACCTGGGTGAGCAATAGAAGAGAATGCACCATAAGACAAGTCAAGGTCTCTTCCGCCTACGAAAGGACCACGATCATTCACACGCACAATCACAGACTTACCTGTTCTTTGATTGGTTACACGCAATCTGGTTCCGAAAGGAAGCCATCTATGTGCTGTTGATTTTCCATAAGCATTGTATCTTTCGCCATTTGCAGTAGTCTGCCCATGATATCCATCACCGACTCCATAATGTGATGCGAGGGAACATCCGCTCGCTGCCTTTGCCTGCAGGGGTGCCAGTCCCGAAATGGCAACGGCAAGAATTGAAAATGATTTAAAAAGCATTAATTTACATTGAACTCTACATCCGTATAGGAAAAGCGCACATCCCCCTTCTCAGAGGGCAGATCCCACGGCTCTAATTGTCACATAAAAATGATATTGGGTTATTTAGTCTGGAGGAGTTAGGCACATAATATAATATTGACCATAATCTTCCTGAAACCAAATATCAAATTCTCTGGAAATTGATTCAGCTTCTTTAATCTTTCCATTATCATAAAGATCAAAAATCCTATCAATAGCATGTTGAATACTCCCCTTAACTGATTTTTTAAGGTTAGCTTCTTGCTCCTGAGAAAGTGGCATCGTTTTTATGTGAACTTAAGAATTCTATCACGATGATTGTTGGCTGTCAAGTCTTTTGATCATCTTAATAAAATTTTCAGCATCCATGACTACCAATGGCTTCTTATGATTCTTTTTTATAACCAATAATGGTTCATATGTACCAGCATTTGCCTTTGCTTGTTCATATGCTTCCCACACATTTAACTTTTCTACGTTCTTACATTCTATACTGAAAGGAAATTTTTCTCTGGCTGCTCTAGCCATAATAAGATCTTCTCCACCAGCACCCATAGATCTAGATTCAATATCTTCTGGATGTACATTAAGCTCTTCTATAATCTGTTCTCTAACCCACTTCTGAAGGTTTCTACCTTTAGCTTTACATGACTGTGGTTTCATTCATAATTTTATAAGATAAAGTATATATTAAAAAAGAGGGGTAGTCAGCCCCCCGTTTACTTATGACT